TTTATATTTAAATACCTCATATATTTAAAATTCCCATATATCTTAAATATTTTATATTTAATACAATCCTCATACCTCATTCCGAAGAAAATTTAAAAATTTTATTTTATTTAAATCCTGAATTTCATGCTTTTTCTTCTTAGGGAATTGTAAAATGGAGGAGAAATTTATTTAAATACTATAAATTATTTAATATTATCTAAATTCTCATATATATTACATACCTCCTTCTTAAAACTTTCTAAATCTAAATCATTCTTCATAATATTTATTCCCACTCTACATATCACCACATTTCCCTTTATATATCCTTTACTAGAGTCTATTCTATCCACAGATGGAGAATTAAATTCATCAAATTTAAAAGGAAGGTGTGTATAATAACATTTATTTTCTTGTTTATTCAATATCTCTTCTAGATATACCATATCTAGGTTATTTTCTAAACCTTTTTTATTACTATTTATCAATGTTTTAGATAATAACCATTTAGTTACGTTTTCCATTTCCCTTTCTTTTCTCTTTCTACTTTTACATTTATTACATGTTTTAGAAGATCCACTAGAAAATTTATTTGGATCACTTTCCCCACAATACTGACATTTAAAGACTTTCTCCTTTCTATTATTAACAATAAATCCATATTGTGTTTCAGTATAAAGTTCATTAGAATAGAGATCATTATTAATTACTTCTGAAGTAAAGTCTGAATTATTTAATATATCAATATAACTTCCGTATCCATAATCCTTTATTCTATTGATATAATTATAAATTCCAGTTGCATTTTGATCGTTACCATAAAGGATTCTACTTAAATTCTTATTTGAATATTTAATTTCCTCAATTTTACTATATTCTAATAATACTAATAAAAAGAATTTGTGTGTTTTTGTAATGTTTTTATCTAGTAGAAATTTATAACAAGGTTTGATGAGATTTAATTTTATCTTATACGCATATCCATTCTCTGTTAAGTTTTCGATTTCTTTATTTTCTTCTAATATTTTTAGATATTTCTTAACATCATTATGTCCTATACCGCATTGGACGATTTGATCTTTAGTAAATTGAGAGATGTTATTTTTTCTAAAATGACATACCCATCTCATGACTAGTTCCGAGGTAATAAATGTTTTGTTTGAAATTTTTCCTGTTAAATAAAAGTTTTCCATAGTATTAATTTTATCAAATTCAAAAATAGTAAAGGGTAAGAAGATAAACAAGAGATAGGATAAATTTTGTGAAAATAGAAATGGTTGAGGATTTAGAAAAAAAAATTTTATATTTTTTATTTTTAGAGGGAAATTTTAAACTAATATGATTATGAGCAAAGAAAAAGGATCACACCCTACACCCCGTGACCATCTTTGAATAAAAAACATTAAATAAAACAAAAAAAGCCATGAAAGGTAGAAATTCATTCTCAAAAGGATTATCAAAAGAATTATTAAACTCTCCAGTAGTAGTTCGTAACGCAGAGGGAGGTAGAATGCTAGGAGATATCGTAGATCTCTCAGATGCAACATTTAACCCCGAATACACGTTCACAACTCAAGATGGACAGGAACGCATAATTCAAGGTTTTGTTCGTGGAGAGGGAGAAACACAAACATTGATTATCTCTTTATCCCAGCTCGTAAACAGAGTAAACGGACTGGATGAGGAGAAATCTGGTCTTATGAAAAAGATCAGAAAATGTTCAAGTCTCGGTGAAATCTTAGACGTCATGGACGACATAGAGAAGATCAAAGTCATTGATGTGAAACGTGTCCCAAATCGTTTTGTTCCCGGCACAGAAAGAACTCTGTGTCTCTGGGATGAGGCTTAATATAAAGGATAGCTAATGCTATCCTTTATTTATATTATGTATTATTATTAAAAAATTAACACAAGATATCATGAAAAAGATTAAAAATTTAACACAAGAAGATTACAAAGAACTGAGTCAAAAACTTAACTCACTCAAAAGAGAAAATCTACATCATCCAATGGAGAAATCCTATATAAGAAAGGAATTAGCTAAAATTCTCCCAATTAGAGAAGGATTAATTTTAAAATTCCTGTCTGAGGTAGGAATTTTAGAAAATACTTCCACAGTTCTTGTGGACTGGACTGATGAAAATCCTATTTATGTAGGGAAAATTAAAAGTGCTCTGGAATTATTCAGAGAGTATAATTTAGAACGTAATATGAGTATTACAGAAGCAAGAAAGCAAAAATCATTCTCTGTTGAGGATGCGATAAAACTATTGCTCGAAACAGGAGAGTATAAAATATATAAAAGAAAAATCGAATGGGTTGAAATATGACCTATTCGATTTACCTAGAATGGTTAATGAAGGTTCGTTTCCTTCACTAGGTACTAAGGGAGTTGTGATAATATTTTTCAAGTGATAATATTTTTCAAGTGATAATATTTTTTAAGTGATTAGAAGTGAGAAATGGGATTTTTGTGATTCTAAACCACAAATTTCCCCCCTTCTCACAGTATTAATCCACAACACCACTAAAAATTTTCTCCATAGTTCGTAAAACCATGGAAAATCCTGTGTTAATGAAAGAGGTGAGACAAGTTCTAATCTTGAACCCTAATCACCTCTTATTTGCCTCTAGTATCAATAAATATATAAGCTGTCGTGTCTATAATTTATAACTTTAAATTTAAAATTATGGAATTAATATTAATTATTTTAACAGTACTTAATGCAGTATGTATAACTGCGTTAATAGTATTATTACAAAACATTAAAAAGACAGCTAGTCCTTGGATGTATAGAATATATCTATTCTTTACAATATTAGCTCTTCTCTTTTGTTAGATAAGAGTTATAATATAAATTACAAGGATTATTAGATAAAGATCTATGATATATTATCTAGATCAACATATTCAGATCGCTAGAAATATGATTATGATATATGTTTAAACATATGATGATAAGTATATAATTATATATCTTATCTAAGGATATGTAAGGTCCCATAGCGTAAAGGTTAACGCAAAACACTCATAATGTTGAGATTCTAGGTTCAAGTCCTAGTGGGACCACGATATTGATTTTCAGGATTTCTGATGTTTAGAATTTCTGGATTAATGTTTTTTGTAATTTTTTTCATGATCAGTGTTTAACATTAGCAACATTTAATGAGATGTGATATCTCCTTCCTTATTAAGGAGAGTTAATACTCTCCTTTTTAAATTTGTTTATTATGAGAAAGATAGATATAAAATATATAATGACAATAATAGGAATATTTATATTTCTATTATTATTATCTTCATTAGAATCAATCATTAATTCTATTTAAATAAGAGCGAATATCCAAATTGGTTAAGGGAATAGTCTGCAAAACTATATTGTGAGAGTTCGAATCTCTCTTCGCTCTCATTAAATATTATATTTAAAAGGTTATATTCGGAAATATATAAGAATGATATCTTTTAAATACTTTAAAATTATATTAATTAAAATAAATAAAAATAATCTTTTAAATATAATAATTATGAAGATCGTGATTAATAGATCCGGAATTGGATTAAATCTATCTCTACCAGCTATAGAGTATTTAATTAAATATAAAGTAATTAAGTCTCCATTAGATATGAGAAATATTAATAGGAGTAGCCCAAGATTAGTAAGATGTATCGAAGTATTAGGAGATAACGCATCTTTAGATATGTTAGAAACGATAACAGTTAGAGATGATTTTAAATATAAAATCTCTGAAATCCAAATAGGTAACATCCATAGAGAAATTATCCTCATGGAGTAAGATATTTACATATGTAAATCTAATTAGTGTATAATAATTAGATATTCCAAGCTCTACTGGTTACAGAGTATAAATAAACCTAGATTTTTAGATTTCCAAATTGACCTAAAATCTAATATCTTAGGATTAGATATAAAATAAGCGTGGAATACTTATTGTTAAATCAACTTCTTAGTAGTTTAACTGGTGAAAATGTCACATACAGTAGGAAATATTAGTTCGAATCCAATCTAAGAAGTGATAAAGAAACTCATATAATTCATATCTTAATATTAACCCGAAAAAGGGTAACAGTAGGGTTGGGGTGGGTTCAGTGCCCTTGAGATAGTATCAAAATCAGCAATAATGCAGATGAGCTGTAACCACCCTTTTATTAATAATTTTGTTTATATTCTATGCGGGATAGTGTAAAGGTAACATCCTAGGCTCATAACCTAGAGGATGGTGGTTCGAATCCATCTCCCGCTACTATATAATAGACTTCAGATATTTAACGCGGAATATAGAAGTTTGTTATATTTTATAATTATGCATGCTAATTATAAATCCCAACTCATCCTATGTCTAAGGGGAGTATAAATTAAAAGCAGATCCATCTTTTTGAGTTTGTATTGGTAATGAGAATAACTCTATAACTTAGAAATGTTATAAAACTTTCTTGAATTTAAAATATAAGGTTTGGGAACTTATATCATTAAATTAACTCCTCAGTAGCTCAGTTGGCTAGAGCAGCGGACCGTTAATCCGTAGAGTCGTAGGTTCAAGTCCTACCTGAGGAGCATAATAAAGAGTGTAGTACTAGTGTAGGACTCAACGTAACTTATAGGTTTTGTATTGTACATATAAATTTAGTCCTATTGGGTGTCGTATAACCCAACTTAGCTATCGAGTACGGTTAATGATAGCATTTTTATCGAACTTCCATAAAAATAATTATATGAGAAACAAGCATTATTTCCTAACGGATTAATCTAATAAACCGTATGAGCAGAGTTGATACACTTATAATTGTCTAATGTAGCTTCGTATTATAAGAAGCAAGTTAATATAAGAAATCAGTTCGGAATAATGTATTGTATTCGACGTGGGATTTAAAATTGTATTTATGTGATAGATGTATAGAGAAAAGATTAAGACGGAAAATATCTGGAGAAGATCTAATTCCAAATGATCCTGTTAATAATTTATATATACAAATATGTCTAGATTTATAATTTATTAATTATGAAAAAGAGAGAACTCCCGAAAGAAGTAAAGAGATGGATTAAATTTTTTATAAAAACTAATGCTTATTATAATTTTGATTGGGCATTTATGTTAGATGTAGAAAAAGAGAAATTAACTCAATGTATTAAATTTTTTACTGATAACGGATGTCATATTAATAATTCCAGAATAATTTCGAAGATGCAATTGGCTGTGAGATTATTAGATATTGCTAGGGATGAGGATTTAGATTTTAAAGGTTATGTAAATACTAAGAATATAAATAGATTTATTTCTATAGATAAATATGATATTGATATTCTCCCAACTCTTCGAACTGAAAAAGCGTGGTATTTATATAATAAATTAAGATATTATTATATGAAAGAATGGTGGGATTAAATATATTATGCTAGAATGGTGAAATTGACAGATACTCAGGACTTAAAATTCTGTGGATAGTAATATCCGTGTGGGTTTGAATCCCACTTCTAGTACTATCTAGATGTAGCAAAATCAGTGAAGTTAAATACAAGAAATACGCTTCGTAAGAGAACCTGTAGTCCTTAAAGGATAGTGGTGACACTGAGCCAATCTATTTATATAGAAGGTGAGATTCCAAAAACTACAATATTTATAGGGAATCAATCATATAAGAAATTATATGAAATCTCTGATAATCTATAGTGCCTTATAGAAAAACAGGGGATGAAGTTAAGGCACAAACTTCATTGGGATATATTCCCGGCGAAAGAGATTTTATATATCTCTGGATCTGATTATTTAATAGTACTTTGTGCATCGGATGCACTCCGAGGGATGTGAGGTTAAGGTTCGACTCCTTACAAAGTACCTAATATTAATTTAAATAAAATTATATGGAAATTAGTAATAAAAATAAAGTATTTTTTGGAGAAGTTGGAGTTACATCTACATCCGCTACATATTTGTGTAATATAGCTAGAGAGTTATTGAAAGATCTAGAAGCTTCCTTAAATAATGTCTCATTTATTACAGAAGAAGTTAGTATACTAGGATCTGAAAATACAGTTAAAACTAGAGAGGGATATAATTCATCAGAATTATCTGATTTAAATTCCAAACTTATGAAAGCAGCTGAATTAAAAGCATTCATTGCTTGGATGAGTGAAGGAATAAAAGCAAAGGATCAAGAAAATACTAGAGTATCACAATATACTTTAGAAGACTATATATCTGATTTTCCTGAAGAAGCAGTTTCTAAGGTTAAGGAGTTTAAGGAAGATTTTGAATATGGAATTGGGAAATTATCAATCTCCGATAGAGTTAAATTTCTATATTCCGAAGCTTTGGTATCTTCAATTGGGGCGTATATTCATAAAAAGGGTGCATTAAAAGAAGCTTATGAAGAGTTATTAGATATAGCTCATAATAAGGTTAATGTGGAAACAGATACAAGAGATAGTTTAGTACTACTTACGAATAAGATACCTAGTGTAGATGTTAAAGATGTGGAAAAGATACTTCTTAAATATCAAAATTTAAGAAGAGAACATGAGAAAGAATTAAATTCTATTAAATCTAAATTAAAGAGTCTTGGTCATGAATATAGAGTACATCTTAATTTAGAATATAAATCAGAATTAGAGCGATATAAGCAGGAAATAGGTATTTTACAGTCTAAATATCATGCATATGTTTTAAATAAAATGAAGGAAATTGAGAATTTGAAAATTATCATTCCAAAAGAGTTAGAAAAAATTTACAATTATTTAGAAATAATATCTAAAGAAAAATAAAAATAGGTAATGCCGAAATTCATTGGAATGGAGGTATTTTTATATGTATAGATTATATAACATCTAATAGTATTTAGAAACCTAAAAGTTTCTACCACGTTTTAGTATATTAAAAATATAAATAGCTTTTAAAATAGTAAGAATCTTTATCTAATCTTCATTTAAATTTGATTATTATTTAATTCTACGACCATCGTATATTATCTATAATTAGATTTAAAGTCCTAATCTTTGTCCTTGAAAAGATTCTTGTCTTTGACTTTTTCTTTGGCTATATTATATAATCTATACATAACTATTTTTAATAAACATTTGTCCTATAGTATAATGGTAATACATCTGGTTTTGGTCCAGAGAATTGAGGTTCAAATCCTCGTAGGACAACAATTCTATAATGGGAATTTTTAGATTGATTATTTCTTATAGAAAAATCTGGACAAATTTTGTTTGGACTTTTCTTTTCATTCAATAAATATTGAAAAATTCGAAAAGATATGAAAAATACTCCAAATAGTTATTTAACTGAATATTATATAAATAAAGTTTTGTTTATATAACTCTTTAAAAGACTGTAAAATATTAAAATTTCAAAACTAAACGGATTCTATGGCTTATAAGTAGAATACCCCTTTCTGTCTATTTTATCAAGCCTAGATACTCTAAAACTATTTTTAAGTCAACTTCCAGATATGGTATGTTTGGACTATTATAGATTTTTGGAGTTCTAGGCTTTTTTATTTTCATTTTTCAAACTCAGATTTTCAAACATGATGGTAGTAAATATATTAATTAGATATAATGATTTAATTCTCTTATTCAAAAAAAGACATAAAAATATATGGGATTCTTTAGAAGGTCCACTACTTCAAGCGGAAACAATGGAATCTTGTGCAAGTAGAATTGTGAAAAATTCTATTAATCACAGGTTTCGGAGAGAGAGGTTTATAATGATTGATAGGGATAATGATTTAGAGAAACAAAGGTATTTTTACTCTATTAATTTAGATCATATCCCGGAATTTATACACCTTCCAAAAGATCTAGTTTCTTGTAAATGGTTTCATTTACATGATCTAGAATGTATTAAATTATCAAAGAATTTAAAAACATTGTTTAATATAAATACTTAAGATTATGCAAGAACATAAGAATGAAGATAGTGCTGGGGTGATAGCTTTTGGAGTCATATTGATAATACTAACTCTTCTAGGAGTTATTAATCCATGAGAATAACCGCCAGAAAAAAGTTTTGGGAATATTTTAAATCTACTAAGACTATATACGGAAGAACTATTAAAGGGAGTTCCGATATAATAGATCTTAAGGGGAATAGAGTATTTAAAACAAGCGGTAAATTTGGAGTAAATTGGATGGGATGGATGGTATTAAAATCTTCCGGATTTGGTTATTGGTCCATCTCATCCGTAAAGCTTCATCCTATTTATTACATAGAGGGGAATGGGGATAAATATAATTTAAATGTGATAAAAGATACTTTAAACAAGAGAAGTACTAAAGATTATCCCAATTTATCTATAAAAGAATTATTCGATATAATCTCACCAGAATTTAATGGAATGGTTTATATAGGAGATGAGCTTGATAGCGATCAATCGTTCTTAAATTCTCTTAGATATAAATTAGATCCCAAATTTGATTTAAATAGTGTTAAAAGTAAAAAGATGTTTATATATTAAAATACACAAAATATGAATGAAGGAGTTACTAAAGCTACATATTTAAATAGTATCATTTCAAGTTTATCTGACAAAATTGATACTAGATTTATTTCGGATGGAAAACATACATTTGGGGAATTATACGATTATATAGCATATTTAGAAGCTTTATATTTAACTCAGACCAATGTATATAAAGCAGTTAAACGTACCATAAATAATACTACTTTTATAGTAGTAAAATCTCGTGAATTCCCTCAGGGAGATGTAATTCAGACAAGTAAATTATATCCGATTAAATATATAGATCTATTTGCAGATATTCCAGAGGATAAGGAAGTATCTCTAGTTAATATTCCACTCACTGATTTTTATATATAATTATGAGTACAGAAATACTTTCATATAATAAATTCCAAGAAATTTTAAATCCTTATAAGGAATTTTGTGTGGAGATGTGTGAGGTTTTAGATACTACAAGAGTTCTTATATCTGAAATATTATCTATCACTCCTCTTAATTTAGAGCTTCCGGATATAAATAGAATTATTGAGGAGAATCAGTTAGATTTAGATTTAACAACTGAAGAGTTATTATTTAAAATTGATGAAATGTTTGTGTAATGGATATTATATATTTAGAATGTGAATGTAATTGCTCTGAACATTTAATTCGCTTCATCTCTTATGAAGGAGAGGAGGAGATTTATATAGAATATTATTTAAATCCGGAGGCGAGTTTTTGGAAGAGATTAAAGATCGCTATTAGATATTTATTTAATAGAAAATGTAAATTCGGAGCATTTGATGAAGTAATTGTAAACAAGGAAAGATTAAAAGATCTTTTAAATAAATTATAATAAAATGTATATTATTGTAGGTTTTATATTATTATTATTGTCATGGGGTATATACTACCATGCTGAGAATTATTGTGAGTTAGAGCTTGGAGAATTTGAAAAGCTTATAGCCATAATACTAATGATGTTCGGTCTATTGTTAATTCCTATAGCAATATTTCAGAAATTATTATGATAAATATAGCAGAAATAATAAAAAGATTTCCAGAAGATTTTGAGTATTATAACATACTTACTGGAATTTGTACAGTAGAAATACTTGAGAATGATTATATTAAAATTCTTCCAGGAAATATTATACTAAATAAATATGGACAACATTCATCTTTTGAAGCTTCTGAATGTATCTTATTTCCTAAAAAAGACCAACGGGATTGGGAGGCTTATTTTATTGATTCTGGATATAGAATAAATATCTTTTCTAGATTAGCAGGATTAAATATATCTAATAGAATGTTTTATTATAAGGATGTTGGAGATTGCAAGATTAAATTGAATTTAGAAAAACGTAATATTGAGGTATATACATCTACTCCACCTTATCACATAGATACATTAGATGAATTTGGATTTAGTAGTAGAAGATCTATATTTTTAACACCTTTTAAACACTCTTCTTATTTAGACTGGGTGGATGTTCCTAAAGAGTTACTAATCGAAACTTTAGTAGTTGCATCAAATAATAAAACATTTTGGTCAATAGGAACATATGAAGGAAATCAATGTGTAACTACAACTTTTCCAAAAAGGATAAGTGCAAGATATCAGTATATAGTTCCATATAATTTATTCAATTTAGAAACAGGAGAATTTCCGGAATCTGAAATTATGAATGTGCTAAAGGATTAGAATGAAGTATATTATATTCATTACCGGATATATTATAGCTATATCTGCATTTATTAAATATGAAATATATAGTTTATACAGATGGATCTTACAGAGCCTCCAGAAAACAAGGAGGATATGCAGTAGTCTTTTATGATTCCGATATGAATCTTATTAAATACGTATTTAAAGGAATTAAGAATACAACTAATAATCGTTGTGAGTTAATGGGATTTATTTCAGCATTGAAACATCTCCCATTTAACTCCGAAGTTGTTATATATTCTGATTCTGAATATGTATTAAATCCGATTAAAAAAGGATGGATTTATAATTGGATAAAGACTAATTTTAAAGATAAAAAGAATGAAGATTTGTGGAGAGAAGTTATTGATTTATTACCTCATTATAAATTATCTCTTGAGTGGGTTAAAGGACATGAGGAAGATGAAGGAAATAATTTCGCGGATATGTTAGCTCAACATTCATCAATAATTGATTTAAAAGATAATGAAGACTAAAAAGACATTAAACGATTTCTTGATATGGTTAAAGTGTTCTGGTTTATTAATGGTATATTTTGAAACAATCAATAATATATCATCTTCCTATAATATAATAAGAAATTTAGATGCAAATAATCCAGATACTTTATTTGATATTATTCCTAAGGATCTAGGACAAGAATCAGTATTACCGAAAATAGATTGGGATTATATAAAAGCGTTATATACTCATTGGTTATTAGACATTTAATATATGTTTAACTAGATCTAATCTATATCAAAATAAGTAAAAGGAGTTTTTATTATAAAAATTATAATAATCTGTGTATAGCAGCTGAAATAGAATATTTACTAATTTATTACATATGATAATAATAGAAAACGACTTTAAAATAGAAGAAGGTTCATCTCCTGCTAGATATGATCTATATCTAAAGAAGATTATAAATAAAGGAAAAAAAGATACCTCCGGAAAGAGTTTAGAGAGAGAGGATTGGATATTAGAAGGATATGATATATCAATGCCTACAATCCTCAAAACTCTTTCTCATCATTTAACAGATAAAAAGTTAAACGAATGTTCCTTAAAAGAATATATAAAAGCATATAAAGACACTATTAATCATTTAAATACTATAATAAATGATTGCTGAAATAAAAGTAATAATCAATAAGGAAGAGCTTGAACAAGCGGATAAAACGGGAGTATACAAAGAACCAGTCTATACCACTACTCCATTTGGATTTCATCTAGATGATGTAGAATTATTTTACTTAAATGATAATAAGAATAAAGAAATAACACTTAGAATAGATAGAGAGTATTTTGTTATTAAATACGATCTTTCTATTTTAAATAAATTAAAACTTAAATTTAATAATTAATGAAAAGTTGGTATGTATATATTGTAGATTTTAATTCTACTAAATTAGAGCAGTATGATGTAATGCCTTATTTCTTAGGATGTGCAAGACAGCAGAAATTTGAATCTTCTGATTTAGAAGAGTGTAAAAAATTTATAAAGAAAGAAGGTATGTATATGTTTTGGGCTAGATGTGAGTGGGAAATTCTAATTTCTCCTTGGCCTTCTGTAAAAGATAAATACTTTAAAATAGATGTCTGGGATCAGATAAATATGAATTTAGATGTTTTTGCAACTGTATTTATTGAAAATTTAAATAATAAATAAAATGAAAGAAATAATACAATATGTAGAAGATGTTTTTACTGATAATAATGGGTGTCAACGAAAATTTATTATCTGTGCTGTAACCATCTCAAACTCATCTGGAAAATTTACTCGTTTCGGGATTTCTGTAGCAAGAAAGGAGGATATGGCTAAATATTCTTTAGAGTTAGGAAAGAAGATAGCATACGGAAAGGCTTGTAAACGTCCTTTTATATTCGTTGAATGTAATAGAGTAGAAGGAATGAATCAAGAAATTTGTAATGCTTATTTAAAAACATTTGCTAAATATTTTAAAGAAGATCCCTCGTTTGTTCTTACATGGTTTAAATCTCCACGTAATAATAAAAGATAATGTCCCGAATTTTTAAGAAGAATAATTCTTATATATATCCTACAGAAGAATTTATTTATGAAGTTTTATTATATAAACGGGAAGGTAATATTATCTCAATTCAAGATAGTAAAACTTTAAAATCTAAGACATATATTCCGGAAAAGACAATAGCTCCTAAAAAGTCTAATACATTTACGTATATGGATTTAATAGGAGCTCCAGAAGAATGGTTATATGATAATGGATATATTGAAACTGATTCGGAGGAATTAATAAAAAAGAAATTTAGGAAAAATAAAAGTAATATTTAGTATTAATAATTATAAATAAAATATCTTATGGAAAGTTATAATCTCGGAATCATTAAAATGACAACTGGAAAAGTTGGTAAAGGATTAATTCTTAAAAGAGAACTTTCTTTGGATGAATGTAAGTATATTCTTTCTGAAATATTTAGATTTGAATCATATACACTTGAAGATTTTTATGATGAAGAAGAATATCAAAAGCAAATGGATGAGTATAAAGATACTGTAAACGCTTGGCTTAAGGGAGACCGTGACGATCAATATATATTAGATTCTTATATGAGTTATTTGGAGAATAGCCTAGGGATAATGAATATGGTTTTAATCATTGATTATTTGAAAAAATTATCAGTTATTTAAAAGTTAAAAAGAAAAAGATTCTAAAGGAAATTACTTATGTTTACTACACCTTGTTTTATCCGGAAATACTTCAGAACTTCGCAAGAAGTTAGAGGAATTGAATACTATCTCCACCCATCTGAAAAGAAACTTTATGAACAATAGTAGAAGAATTAATTTCACATTTTAAACATGAAAACAAAACTTCTTAAGAAACTTAGAAAAAAAGTAAAGAATGACGTTAAATATAACTATGTAGATGATTTAGTATGTTTATATGATTCAAACCTTAAAATTTATTTTACTTTAAAATATCCAGAATTTATAAAAACATCTGATAAATATCTATATAAAGTATTAAAAGAACATAGAATAGAGAGAATACTAGAATATATTAAAGAACTTAGAGAGAATAAAAATTTTAAGAAGTCTAATATGGAGAATAGAATTAATTATTTAAATAACTTATGAAAAATATAACCATTGAAGTTCCAGACAATTGTAAATTAATTAAAGAAGACGATACAACTTTTAAAGTAATTACAGAAAGAGAACCTAAAACTTGGAAAGATTTTTTGTGATATTGTACCAGTTATAAAATGAATATTATATAGATCAATTTTCAAACGTGCATTTCGATAAGCTCTGGTAAAAAGAGATCCTATGTATGATAGAAATTTATGTGCAACCAGAGAAGAAGTAGAAGCTATTGTAGCCCTTATTCAACTAAGAAGATTAAAAGTTGAATGGGATAAATATGAAAAAAATATTTGTTCAAAAGGTATTTTTAAATACTATATTATATGGGACTACGACAATAGTTGTTTAACTATAGGTGAAGGACTTTCAAACTATCTCTTGGAATTTAACTCTAGAGATAGTGCCTCAGAATTTATAACTTGTTCCAGTTATTTACTTGAAAAAGCTAAATTATTTTTACATTAATTTCAATGAAGCAAGAATTAAAAGATAAGGAAGTATCACTATTCTCATACCTAAGTAAATATGGAAGGTTTTATGATAATTATCATCTTAATTGCTTGTATATTGCTTTATAAGTATAAAGATGATGATGAAGCATTTAGTGTTCTATTAACTATTATTATATTTCTAACTGTTTCTCTAATATGTAATATATTATTAAATAAGATATGGATAATTTATATAAATCTGTGCTTTCCTTAGAGAAATGTAAGTATTTGTTAACACTATTAGCAGATAAACCAAATTCAGGACTCTTCTGGATTCGCGTATCTGGACCCACAAATAATTTTTTAGTTACTAAAACTAATGTAGAAGTTTACGAAGATTTAAACTTTGTAGAACAAATTATTCCAGCTTTTACAATAATTGATTTATTAGATTTTCTTCCAAAATATGTAGAAAAAGAAGGCGTTAAATATTATTTAAATACTCAAGAATTTAATAAAAGATGGAACATAACATATCGTAATGTTGATTCTATAAGATATTTATATTATAGTGAGGACAAATCTTTATTAGATTGTTTATATAACTGTCTACTCTGGAAACTTATAGTTTATGACCACAAAGACATTTAATATTGGAACAGTTACAACCTCATTGACTTTAGATAATTATCCAAAAGGATTAGTACTTAAAAGAGAACTTACTACCGCAGAATGTAGATATGTTTTAAAGAAGATACTTGATATAAATATCTATACTAGAGAAGATGTTGTCGATGAAGAAGAATACATAGAACAAAATCTTGAATATCAAAAGGTTGTTAATAAGTGGCTTAAAGGAGAATGTTCATCTAAGAATGTAGATTATTTTAGAATAATATGGGATGATCGGAAGACTGATATTGTAGATTTAATCCCTATTCTTGCTTATTTAAAGAGAAGGAAAATTATAGATTAAAACATTATGAAAATAAGATTATTAAAAAAATTAAGAAAGAAATCTTCAAAAAAGGTTTATATACGTCCTCCAAGAGCTAGTTGGGATTATTATGCGATTATTACTCCTGAAAAAAATTAATATTTATTTTTCTTGCAAAAAAGATTTTAATAATACAAGAAAACTTCTTATAGAAAAGAGAAGAGAATTTATTTTGCGAGAAGTAGAATCTATTAGAAGTATTCAACATAAAAAAGGAAATACCTCATGTTTATCTAAAGAATTAAGTGAAATCAACAAATTAATACCTTAAACTTATGTGGATAGCGAGAGAAGAAAATGATGATTTATATTTATTTAGATATAAACCTTATAAATCTGTACGTCATTGGGTTGCTGATGAACAAGATCCGTCTAAATATCGTTTTAGAATAGATAGAGAATTATTCCCAGAAATTACTTTTTATAATAGTCCCAAAGAAGTTATTCTTCAGCTTAAGGAGAAAATAACTAAAGTATCAATATTAAACCAGACTATATGAGAAAAATAGGAATATTCTTAGGAAACTTTGATCCTCCTACTATATGTCATCAAAATATAATTAGGAATATTGTAAATTATAATTTCTTAGATGAAATCTTTATTGTTCCTAAATATAGAAGTGTTAAAGAATCATATTCCACACTTTTTACAGATAGAGTAACTATGTGTAAGAGAGCGTTTAAACCATTTAAAAAGGTTACTATATCTAATATGGAAAGTTTAATAGCTTCTACAGATATGAAAACCTATAGAGAAGGGGTTCCATCTTGGAAGACTATTGAATTCTTTAAGAATATAAAAGATGTTGAATTATATATAATAACTACATTCCCTGGATATTCCAAAATTCCTAATTGGGATAAGGGTGAGGAGATATTAAAGGATAATAAATTTATTGTTCTTTGTGAAACTAAAGATTTAGGGAAATTATCTGAAGATATTATTAGTATACCTTTATATGATCATATTAATATTACATCTAATAAAATTCGGAATTATATAAGATTAGATTCTAATCCGTTTCCCTTAGTTCAGAAAGATGTGCTTGATTATATTTACAAACATAATCTTTACATAGGATGAGATATTATATTACAGGACATCGAGATTTATCTAAAGAGGAGTTTAGTAAAATTTATATTCCGGAAATAGATAGAATTATTCAGGAAGATTCTAATGCAGTATTCTTAGTTGGAGTATGTGAAGGTGTTGATTTATATACTATACAGTATTTAAATAAATACTCTATTCCAGTTCAAGTATACGGTCCGAATTTGGATATTAAAAATGATCTTATAAGATTACATTTATATCCAAGTTATGAAAAATCTGCTTTAGAGATGATTAAAAATTCAGATAAAACTATCGGGTTTATTAAACCTGGTAGAGAAAATTCTAGTTTTACTGCTCTAAATGTTTTAAAAAGGTATATAATAAACAAATCTTAAACTTAAATAATATGAATAGAAAAGAAAGAACTATCTCCGAAAATATGGAGAAATTAATGATAGACCAAATCTCAAGAGAATTATATAATCATAATGTATATAGAACATATGCGAATTACTATTATGTAAGAGGATTGTTTAAATTACATCTTTATTATGAGATGAGATCTAACGAGGAATATAATCATCATCAATGGATTGTTGATAGATTATATAGAGCCGGAGTTGATTTTAATTATCCAGAAGTACCAGCTATTAAATCTAATCATGTTATATTAAAGCCAGAAGATAGTTTTGGTAAAACTGTTGATTTGGAGATTGAAACTACTATGTGGATAGCCAAAATGATTGAAGCTGCACGAGAAGAAAAAGATTGGCAAACTGAGGGATGGTTGAAGAGGACATTAATGGAAGAGCAGATAGATTTCTGTCTGAAAGTATGGTAACATACAGGTGAATAGATCAAAATCGGTGGAATCTATTTTAGATAATACCGAGGTAAGTATGAATTTAAAGGATTCGTGCCACCGTAACGCGTAGGTATTGAAACTATTAATTATTAGAAATGCTATATTTAATTAAATCTGGAGAGCACTTAAAGATTGGATATACAATAAATTTAAAGAAAAGGATAAAACAATATTTAACACATAATCCATCTATAACTGTATTGTATACAAGAGAGGGTACTGCTTCTGATGAATATTTTTTACATAAAATACTATCTAAATATCTAGTTGGAGATACTGAATGGATGAGATATGATAAGGAAATTATAGATACATTTAATTCTATTAAATTGAATCATAAGGAATCCATAAAAAAGGATAGTAATAAACGATCTAAACAGAAAAGACAAGATAATGTTAAAAAGATCATTGAAAAGAAGAGAAAGTATAAAGAGAATAATACTATATTTATAGATAGATTTGGAAATAAGAAGCATTTTAAATAATTTCTCTTATCTAATAATTTAATAGAATAAAATATACCCAAGAGTGATCTACTCCTACAGGTGATGCTGAGGATGAAAATGTACGCTGAACCGTCTGATGATTAAATCAGAATATCTTTATTTATATCTTCAATAAAGTAAGGAGGAGACTCCCGGAAGTAAGAGATAAAAAACTCTTACGATAACAAAATTGGGAAGAAGAAGATGTTAGCCGAATAATCCTAACAATGTCTGAGGAAGATACTGACTGGCAGACTAAGGAAGATACTATTCTATCATATTATAATGGATTGAATAGAGTAATAGAAGGAGATAGAGATATTATTGATAATAACTCTTTTCTTAAACAAAGATAATAATTTAATATAATAACTTATGTTAGTTCTAGATAATATTAATTCAGTCTCGGATGTAATTACAAATTCCTCATCGGAATTATTTGTAATAAACGATAAAAATACTACATTAGACCATCTTAAGAATATAATCAATCCTATATTAGATGGTTATTATGAACCATTTGTATTTAATTTAGATACGTTTAGAAAATGGGTAGAAAGTTCCGAAGAGGATAATTCTACGGATATAGACGCATGTTTTCAGACTATATACGACTGGTTCATTGATTTAGAGTATCCTAGTGGTTTAACTTACTATATTAGGGATACTCTTTATAAGTTACGGTTAGAGGACTATATTAAATTAGAAAATAGTCTACTTAAAGAATTATACGCGGAATTAATTAAAAAGTATGATACTAATTATTCCTCATATAAAGAAATTGAAGCTTTTCTTCAAACATATGATGAAGACAAAATAAACAAAATCATAGACTATTTGCTAAATACAAATTTCGAATATGACATTCGAAAATTAAATGGAAAGATTATTCTCCTTTCCGAGGAGGAGAATTCCATTTCATGTAGTAGAAAATTTAACCGCTCAGAATTTGCGGAAGATTCTGATGTATTTCAATGGCTTGAGCATAATTTTAATATTACATATTATCATTTAGGATGAGATTTAAAATACATTCAATATCAGATATTATAACAAACAGTAGTTCAGAAGTATTTCTTGTTTCTAAAGATAGTGAGATAAAGAATATAAAAGGATTGCAAGAGAAACTGAATTTAGGAGACGTATCTGATTTACTAAAGTTTATACATACTTATAGTTGGGGTATAGATAAAGACTATAATCATGGAGATTTATGTATAACACTTGATCATATACGTGATATAACTGATGCTTTCAGTAACTACTTCTACGATAGTGACTGGGATGATAATATCTTAAAAATAGGTATATTACGTGATGAGATGTACAAAGTATTTGCTGAGAGTTTTAAAGATATAGTAGCTATAGTAATAGATAATGGCTATCATTATGAATTTATTGCAAATAATCCAAATTTAAAATATGAAAACTTTCCATATTAAAATTCATTCTATTTCAGATATTATTACTAATAGTAGTTCCGAGACCTTTTGTTTTATTTATAGTGAAGATATATCTAAAGTATTAAAAGTATTATCTCCTTATTTTGGGAACTATGATGTTTTTGATGAATGTTGTGCACAAATATATGGTCCTTTTCAAGAAGGTATAGAGGATCCTTATATTGAAATTAGATGTTCCCAAGATTATACACCTTCGTTACTAGAAGAAGGATTAAGATATGTATTAGATAAAAATAATATTGATTATACAATATCAAAAGAAGAATAAAAAATATCTTTATATATGGAGTCAATAATAGAGTTTCCAATAATTTTTGTATTTGATTCTAAATACTATAATGAAACTACTATAAGTAATATATTAAATAAACTATTAGAGCCTGAGGGAAGATCATACGAAGATTTCTTTAGAAAGATCCAACCGGCTATTGAAGTAACAACATGCTGCAATCCTAAAGACTTAGCAGTACTAACTTATGAGATACCCTATTGGATGAGACTTTATTTAGAGAATTTACATAATGTAAAAGGTTATAGTTGTTTAACTTTATAAATTAAGAGATGAAAGATTTTAAACACTTTGGAGTTAGGTTTAAAGGTATAAGTAGTTGTAATTATACCGCAATATGGAGTAATTTAATTACAATACGTCTTGGAGATAAAGAGATTAAAGAACTTCCAGCAGATAAAGCTGAGTTCTACGATGTTTCATTAGGGAATAAGTGTGTTACTGGAAAATGTCCGTGGTGTTATGTTGATTCTAACCCAAATGGGGAATATTATACTAATGTATGTGATACATGGAAGAAGTTTATCGCTACATTTGCTCCAGATAAGAAAGAAAAGAATATCACTATCACAGAAAAACCCTTTCAAATAGCGATTGGATCTGAAGGCTCTGCGGACGAGTCGCCGGAGTTCTGTGATTTCTTGGAAACTGTATATAATACTGGAGTAGTTCCTAATTATACTACTAACGGAGTAATTCTATCATATTATGATAAGCCTGGAACAGAATATTATGACTTAGCGAATAAAATCCTTAAATATACTCACGATTATGTAGCAGGAGTTGCTGTCTCGTTCGGAAACAAATCTCTCCGATCTTATGCAGAAAATGCTATAAAAGGATTATTAGAAAAAGGAGATTGTCATATTAATATTCATCATATAATATCTGATAAAGCCTCTGTACAAGACTTTATAGATAGTTGGTATAATTACTCAGACGATATAAAATATCATGTCCTATTGCCTCTAATGCCCTCTGGAAGGTCTACTAAAGGATTAGAACCAGGAGTATGGGAAATTCTAGAAAAAGCGATTAAAGATTTAAATATTACAAATGTTGCCTTTGGAGCTCATTTTTATAAATATCTAACAGATTCATCAATTAAAACTTGGATATATCCTCCCGAAAGTTTAAGTAAGAATATGATTCTTAAAAATGGGAAAGTTATTATTACTCCAAGCTCCTTTGATTTAACCCCTATTAAAACATTTGATTTTAATGAGAAAATATAAAAAGAAAAAGAACAGGTATAGACCAAATAAGGTCTATCCTGTTAAGGATATGCTAATAATGATGGTGAATGAGGAATTAAGACCTTACAATAAAACAGTAGATGATATAAAGGGTATTGAAGAATGGTATAATTTATATACTTTTAATACTAAATCTCAAGAAGAAGTTTGGAAAGATTATTGTAATAAATTAATTCGCAAACATTTATATCCTTGGTATATAGATAAAAAACATGCGAAAAAAGAGGTTAGTTGGGTAGCACTACAAGTTGGATTATATTCGGAATATTTAAAACATGAAAATTAGAGTAATAGGAGACCTTCATGGAAGAGATTGGTGGAAGAGAAAAGTTGAAACTGGAGATTCTGATTTAAATATTTTCTTAGGGGATTATGTTGATTCTTATATTGTTTCTGATGAAGGAATAATAAATAATTTATTAGATATAATTGAATTTAAGAAAGCATATAAGGATAAAGTAATATTATTATTGGGCAATCATGAATTTAATTATATTTCTCCTTATATAGGTTATTGTTCTGGATATAGATATAGTATATCTGATAAACTCCAAGATATTTACAGAACCAATCTGCACTTATTTAAATTAAATTACAATATTAAGATATATAATCCAGAAACAGAAAAGATAGATAGAACTTACTGGTTTTCTCATGCCGGAATTACAAGTAAATGGTTATCTTTTTATGGGCAAATATTTAATAATATTGAGAATAAAAAAGATATAGCTTTTAATCATTTATACTATCCTAATCTCTGCGAAAAGATAAATTTATCTATAGATTCTTATAGATATTTATCTCAAGTAATGTCTATATCTATGTGTAGAGGTGGTAGTAATTTCTATGGTGGACCATTATGGTCAGATATGTTAGAATCTAAAAGAGATTTTCTTAAGTATGATCCAGAAATTCCTTTATATGATGTTCCTGTAATACAATACGTAGGACATACCACAGTAAATCCAGAAGAACAAACAGTTTTCAGAGATAAAGACTCAAGAAGTGAAATTCATTATTGTGATTTTGGAAATAGTGCAGAATATAATGATATTATAATCGAAGTATGAAGAATATTTATGTAAATAAAAATAATTATGAAAACAGTAACTATTGAAATTCCTGATGATTCAGAACTTATAAAAGAAGGAAATATCTATAAAATTTGTCAGGTAATACCTAAAACTTGGGAAGAATTTTGTAATAGAACACCTATTAGACGGGAGTATTTTATAGGTTATGATTCAAAAATAAATTTAAGAGAGAATAAAGGCAGAGCTTTTTGTGGGGATAGAAATTTATATGCATCAGAAGTAGAAGCAGAAGCCACATTAGCTCTTACTCAACTGATAAGGTTACGAAAAGCTTGGGTAGGTGAATGGGATCCAGAGAAAACATGCGCGAATATTTATTATATCCAAAGTACGATAGATGGAGAATTAACAGTATCATTTATATCACGTTATGTATACCATCATACTCTTACGTTCCCATCTAAAAGTATGGCAACGCAATTTATAGAATGCTTTAGAGATTTATTAAATAGAGCCAATAGATTTTTAGCATGAGAGATCAGGTTTTATCAATAGATCAAATGAAACATCTAAAAGACTTAGATATTGATACTAGCGAAGCTACTTTATATTGGACACGTCGTTGTCATGGATGTAAAATTGACGACGATTCTACAGGAGAGTGGTTTCTTAGTCTACAGAAAGAGTTTCAGGTAATTGGATTTATATCTTATGAAGTGATTCCAACTTTTACCCTCCAAGATTTATTGAATGTTATTCCTCCTAGGGTATCCTCTAGATCAAATGAAGTATTTTCTCTTAGAATAGAAAGATGTATAGATGAGTGGGGAGTATACTACAGGACTATTGAGGATAGTGACGGAAGTAAACTTTTCGCTCCAATTTATGGGGATACGTTACTAGAAGCTGTTTATGAAATGCTTTGTTATCTTGCTGAAAATAATTTACTTAAAAAATAGAAATTATGACGAATAAGGACTGATAATATGGGATATATTGAAGACTATATAAAAGGAGGCTATGATAAAGTAATTCTCAGAAGCCGTCTCTTATGTGAAAGATAATATCGATTGCCCATTTGATAAAATATCTGGATATCCAGAGTATGCAGATACTAAGGAGCACTTCGGATATGTATACGTTGAAAAATATACATTACACGGAGATACTTACTATGTAGCAAAAGGACGATCCAATCTCTCCTTAAAAAGAGAAGGTGATAATAGCGAAGATAATTTTCATTGCCTTGTTGATAAAAAGACAGTATTTAAGCACTGCCATTTCGACTATTTCTACAAATTTATTATCAAATAAAACATATTAATGACGAAAACAAGAATTTGAACAATTAAAAAACCACTAAATATAATTGAGATGAAAAAAGTAAACAAACCAGTTAAAGCATATAAAGGATTTAACAAGCATATGCAATGTGCGCCCAATGGGAAAATTTTCCAATACGAAATTGGTAAGGAATATAAAGAAGATGAAGCTAATTTATGTCATTGTGGTTTTCATGCTTGCGAGAACCCTCTTGACGTTCTGAGTTATTATAATAACATTGATGACAAATTCTGCGAAGTAGAATTAGATAAAATTGATCCGAATAGAAATAAAGATTCGAAAATATGCGGAAAGAAAATAAAGATTGGTATTGAAATAGGATTCTTAGGCTTATTTAAAGCGGGAATTGAATGGATTAAAAATAAAACAATATTTACAGAAGAAGATTTTAAAAAATTACCTTCCAGTTATAATGCTAAGATCAGTTCTTCTGATTATAATGCTAAAATCGGTTCTTCTAGTGATTTCGCTAAGATCGGTTCTTCTGGTAATCACGTTCAGATCAGTTCTTCCGGTGATGATGCTAAAATCAGTTCTTCCGGTAATTACGCTCAGATCGGTTCTTCCGGTTATAATGCTCAGATAGGCTCCTCCGGTGATGATGTTCAGATCGGCTCCTCCGGTGATTACGTTCGGATCGGTTCTTCTAGTGATTACGCTCAGATAGGCTCCTCCGGTTATAATGTTAAAATCGGTTCTTCCGGTGATAATGCTAAAATCGGTTCTTCTGATTATAATGCTCAGATCGGTTCTTCTGGTAATCACGTTCAGATCGGTTCTTCTGGTGATGATGCTAAAATCGGTTCTTCCGGTAGTAGTGCTAAAATCGGTTCTTCCGGTTATAATGCTCAGATAGGCTCCTCCAGTGATTGTGCTAAGATAGGCTCCTCCGGTGATTACGTTCAGATCGGTTCTTCCGGTTATAATGTTAAAATCGGTTCTTCCGGTGATGATGCTAAAATCAGTTCTTCCGGTAATTACGCTCAGATCGGTTCTTCCGGTTATAATGCTAAGATAGGCTCCTCCGGTGATTACGTTCAGATCAGTTCTTCCGGTAGTAGTGCTAAAATCGGTTCTTTCGGTGATGATGCTAAAATCAGTTCTTCTGGTGATGATTGTGTCATAATGTGCGCTGGTATTAATTCATCAGCTAAAGCAAAAATAGGGTCATGGATTACTCTTGCAGAATGGAAGTATTCAGAAGAAAAACAAAGAGATATCCCATTTTCAATTGTAACAAAACAAGTAGATGGGATTGAGATAAAAGAAGATGTGTACTATACCTTACAAGATGGTAAATTTAAAGAATCGAAACAACACTAATACCAGACAAAAAGCAAGAATCCGATGAAGTTGTAAGTATCCATCAGTTCGACATGCTTTCCAGGTATGTGAAAATGATATCATGAACAGGAAGATAAATATATTTAAATGTCTTGTAAACGGCGATATTTCTTTATCTTGGAATGAGAATAATATTCTTAACTTATAATACTGATAAAAATTTAAAAAATTGGAGAAATGTATACAGTAAATTTATGTAGATGTCCTTATTGTGGATCTTACCACTATGAATTAACAGGTTTTACATTCAGGGCTAATTATAATTACTTTTATTATACTTATATGTAAAGGAGCATGAATAAGTATAATTTTTTATTGCGTGCAATTTGTTTGTTTCTACTTAGTTACATCTTTGGGGTTTTGGTTTATGGTTATATAAACAAAGAAACACCATCCGCTATTGACGTATATCGTGGAAGAACGGAATTAGAAATAACTATGATTATTAGAGACTCTACTATAGTTAGTAGAGATAGTATTGTAGTATTTAAATAAAACTTTTATGAATGATATTGATTATTTAAGGTTGTTCGAAAGCCTTCCTCACTGTGATAGTATGTGTAATATCGTAGAAGATTGGGGTTATGCGCCCAATCTTTATTACTTTGATCAGGAATGGCATGTTAGTTGGATCGACAGTGCCGAAGGAGATTGCTTGTGTGATTTTGTAGGAAAATCTCCGGAAGAAGCTATCATTAACGCTCACAGAAGTATTATTATTACAGATAACTCTATAAAATTCTATAATATATTAATACCAAAAGATGAAAATAACTTAATAAATGATATTTGGAATACTGAAGAGGAATTACCAGAATATTATAAATTACTCTTATGTTTACATAAGAAAGGTAAATTTCTAGCTATATTACAAGAAAATCATTACTTATTCACCGTTCCTGGAAGTCTTATATATCATTTTGAGGATATTATAAAATGGGCATATGCTGATGAAATTTTTCCTAAAATATAAATCTATGGGTAGAAATATAATTAAAAAGATTTTCTCTACTCCTAAATCTTCCAAACCATTAATATATAAAAATATTAAAAATTATATAAAAGAAAAACGTAATTCCAAACACCATTCACAAAAAGAAATATATAACATATTAATAAAAGCAAAAGAAGCATACTTAGATTGTATAGAACATAATGGTGTATTAATGGGAATGTGTTATTATATACGAAGTATTCCAGAAGTACTTTATTATATCCCAATTGCAGAACAGATTCCAAAATTTAATGAAAAGTTTTTACTTGGAATTTCTGATATACTAATTGGATATTGGTGGCCACGTACTGATACAGAATCTAGAATCAAAGCATTTGATAAACTAATTGATTATTATAATCCAAAAGGAGTATGATAATATAGAAGTAATAATTTATATAAAATATGTTAAGTACACATGAAATATACAAACTGTTTAGATTGCCCTTATCATCGTACAAATGAAGATAGTTAGGATATGATGAAGAAACAGAAATATATTGTTATCTATCAGATAGATATGTAGGGGTAACAAAGACACGATGGTTAGAGAATGGCTATAGTTATATTAATACTCCTAGTGATTATCCTCTAGGAGATATAAATAAAATTAATGAAAATTAAATATGAAGAAACAAGAAAATAATAAATATAAACCATTTAATCTCGAAGAAGCTAAAGCCGGAAGACCTGTTTGTACAAGAAACGGACAAGAAGTAAGAATTATTTGCTTTGATGCTAAATCAGAGAATTATCCTATAGTAGCTTTAGTTAAAGAAGGATATTCCACACAGGAATATTTACGTACTTATACCAATGAAGGCGAAGTTTGTCGTAATGGTCTTATGCATACCTTAGATCTTGTAATGCCTTTAAAAAAGAAAACAGGATGGATTAATATATATCATGTAGATGATGAAGATACTGTATCAGGCATAAAATGTATTTATACAACAGAGAAAGATGCCAGAACAAATGCGATAATAAGCGAAGCTGTTGACACTATCCAGATAGAGTGGTATGAATAAAATTAAATATTATGAGTGAACTTAAGGATCGATTATTAAAGCAATTAGAGACAGACTATTCAGAGGACGCCAGAGACTGTCTTAAAATATATGAAACCATTAAAAAGTTAAATGGAGGGAGTATCCCTAGTGATCAATGGATGGTATTATCCAGAGTTCAACATTTAGGAACCCATATAGATCCTATGAGAGTTTATTCCCCTTCTGAAATAGGTTACATATTCCTAAAAGGATTAGAAAAAGATAACGAGATGAAAGTATTATCAATAACAGAAGTAGAGGCTAGGATGATTTATTCAAGTATATCCGGAGAATTTAAGAAAAAGCTTGAAGATATCTTCGGAATAGAGAGACTTACATTGAATTTCCAGGACCTGGTGAAGACCTATGAGGATGCATGTGAAATCACAGGATCAGTTCCTGATATAGAATATGATGACAGGTCTGAATTGGCACGTTTAAAACTGATACAGATCTATAAGGCCTCTAATATATTGAATGATAATTGGAAGCTTACCCCTCTTGGTACTCAATGTGCATTTTACCCGTCTTTTATGTGGAAGGAAGGTAAACTTGTATGCGGTGATATATGTCATACTTTATACGGTGTCTCCTATGATCCTAAATTATGTTGTGGAAAAGAAGATGATGCTTTTTACATAGGAACTCATTTTATTGATCTATATAGGGATTACTTATTACTAGAGTAAAATGGAAATACAGGAAATAAAAATTGACGGGATAACGTATATAGAGAACGAGGACTCAAGAGTATGTAATGATTGTGCTCTTAAAGATAAAGAAGAATGCTATATCCTTATACAGGGAGATGAAGTCACACTCTGTAATCTATTCTCAGGACATGTACTTAAAATAAAGGAGGATTAACTATGTTTCCAATTAATTTTATAATAGCTTTTACAATAATTGTTTTATTTCTTGTTTTTGCTGCTCAAGAACTTCGTGATAGAGATATTAATTCCTATAACAAGTATAAAGTTTTAGAGAATGAAAACGGATGTTATGTTGTTAAATATGTAAAATATTATCTCTACGGATTTATTCCTATGTGGAGATGGCTTAAGAAGAAATGTCCTATTAGCTTGGATGAAGAGGTTATCGAATTTCAACATAAAGAATTAGCACATAATATTATGTTAGACTACTACGAATTGGCTCGCCATGATTATAATATAACTAAGATCAAAAATAAAACACTTTAACAAATGACAGAAGAACAAATTAGAGATTATAAAATAGCAGCAAGAACAAAAGTTGCTCTCTTAAACAAACACTCTATAGTTACGGAAAATTTAGACATGGATGGTATATTTACTTCTAATATACTTGATAATTGTAGCAGTTTATCTTATAAGTGTTATACAACGTATACAGAATTACAAAAAGAAGTTGATGATGCTTTTAAAAAAGCTATTGAAAGAATCACTAATATTATATCTGAAATATAAATATGGAAAGTTTACTATATTATTCTATTAAATTAATATACGGCTTCTTATATAAAGAGCCTTTAAATTCTATAAAGACATTAGAATTTTTTGATTCACATATAACTAAATCACTATCAGAAATTAAAGATTTTGATAAATATGCTATGGATTTATGTATTAGAAATCTAATAATATATATGTATAATCCAACTAGTTTATATACAATAGACTGGATAAATAATATCGTCCGCTATATACGACATGTAATGGATAATACTGATATCTTAAATATTTTATGTAATACAAATATATCATCAGACTATGATATTTTAGAATCAAGTTTTCAAGCTAGTTATGAAGATTATATAGATATAACATTACCAGATTCTCAAAAATATGCACTATTTTCTCTATCCGGATTAGAAATAGATAGTGATACATATAACAAATACACTTATAATGAAAAATTTTCGGAATTATTACAAAGAGTGTTATGTAGAAGAAGTATAAAAATTGATAGACCACAGGAAATTACATTAGTAGACATTTTAAAAGATGCAAAAGAACTATATTTAAAAAGTATTAATAATAATATTGAAGTAGGAATGTGTGATTGTATCAAAATTGCTCTAGAATGTAATCCATTACTTCATATAGGTAGAGGACTTGGTAATTCTTTAGATATAGAACCTCTTTCAATGATTCCGGAGTTTAATCCTGATCATTTTGGAGTAAGTGAAAGGTATGATTATTATTGGTGGCCAATAGACGATTATCATTCAAGGATAAAGGCTTTTGATAAATTAATATCTGAATATAGATTAAATAAATAACCAAATTAGTATTTAAAGAGATGTTACCTATATTATACCAAATTATATAAACATGGGTCCGCTGCAAATACACTTAGGTGGTTTGTTGTAGGAAAGGTTTAAATATTTAATATTATTTAAATAAAACATACAAAACTAATTATTCTAATAACCACTTAAATCTTTATTTATAAATGAAAGGATAAAATCTCTAGTGTATAATAAAAATATCTACACACATCCTACTCCTATAACAGCAAGAGTAGAAGTAGTTGAGAAAGAAGAAGGATTATACAGTACGTATATATTTAAAGATTTAGATCTGGAAAATGAATATTATATGATAACTAAGTATCCAAATTGGAATCAAGGTCCTATAAATATCGGGGATATTGGATATGTTACTTATTATATAATAATCGCAGGAGTATCTAAATGGTATGTTAATTCTGGAGAAAATGTAAAAGAAGTATATACTCCATATAATTATACTCATTTAGCTCTTGTTAAATTTATTAAAGATAATTCTAATATAATTAAAAAAGATAAAGATAATAAACTTAAAATAAAAATTATTTAAACACATAAAGTTATGACATTATTAAAAGAAAGACTATTAGAGGCACAAGAAAGAAAAGAGAATGATATTAAAAACTTTACATGGTTATATCCGAAAGATAGAGATAATGGAAATGTTCAGAATGAGGTTAAATTAGTATCTTGTACTGAGGAACAACTTAAGGGTTTTTATTCCCACTGTAATAAAATGTTATATAATGACTCTAAGGAAAATCCCGGAAGAGTTAATGTGTTAAAAATAATTCAGGACCAAATTACAAAGATTGGAGTCGAGTTAATGCTTCGAGATTTCGAAGCTAAGAATGAGAATTTCGATAGATTCTCTTTCGCATTATCTATCGATGAGTTCTTGGAAAAGAATAAAGATGTAGATCCCAAAGTTGCTACAATTAAGAACTTTATTAAGGTAGCTAGGAAATATGAAGATTTAACTTTACATTCTGTATATGAAGGATGTATTGGGAAGTTGGGATTGTTTGAGAATCCTCATATCACTAAATCTTTTATTCTTAGAATGGGGCTATGGATGAGTAAAATGGCTGGAGATCATAAGAAATTAAAAGAGTGGGCTGAGTTAAATAAATTATCTAGCTTAAATCCTATGGATAAAGTATATAAATATTTAAGACTTAAAGAACATGATAAATTAAGATCTAATCCAACCGGATTAACTTTATCCCAGATAAAAGGGATGTTAGAAATTACTAACCATCCTAAAAAGTATAGTGAATTAACTACAGAACAGCTAACAACTCTTAGATATAGGGTATTGTTAGACTTAAGAACTAGTGTAAGAAGTCATATCTCAAGATGGGAAACTTTAAAGCATCAGATTGAATTGGTTGCTGAATCTAAAGGATTTAAATTGCTCTAATGATTTATTATGTAACAAAAGCTTCTGAACTATATAAATCTAATAGATATACTATTATATCCCCTGAAGAGTCGTTAAAATTACTACATCCATTAAAATATGTAGGAACAGACACTGAAACTGAAGGATTAGATTGTCATAGTAAGAAACTTTTATCTATTCAATTTGGATGTAGGGATTTTCAAGTAGTTATAGATTGTACTACTATAAATCCCATTATATATAAAGATTATTTAGAATCCGAAAGAATTTTTCTTTTATGGAATGCTAATTTTGATCTTAAATTCTTCTATAAAATAGGAATTTTTCCAAATAATATTCGAGACTTGATGTTATCTGAAAAAGCTATATATCTAGGATACCCTTCTGGTATGCATAGTATGGCTTTGAAAGAAGCTGCCTGGAAGTATTTAAAGAAGAGTCTAGATAAATCTGTTAGAGGGAAAATTATCACTCAAGGTTTGAATGAGGAAACTATCGTATACTCCGCAGAGGATGTTGAGCACTTGGAGGATATAATGATTGCTCAACAACCAGAATTAGATAATCAAAATTTAAATGTAGCACTTAAATTAGAAAATGAATATGTTAAGGTAAACGCTTATTTTGAATTTTGTGGAGCTAGATTAGATATTTCTAAGTGGAAGGAGAAAATGAAGAGGGATCAGGAGAACTTAAATAAAGCTAAAGATATCCTCGATTCATGGGTTGTTGATTGGGAAAATGATAGAATATCTAGAGAATCTGAGTTAGTATATTTAGATGTTTCTAAATTTAGAGGGGATAATGTTATAGAAGAAGATAGGAAAAAATTAAAATTTGCAAAGAGAAGAAAAGAGTCCGACATCAGAGAGAAAGATGGCACCTTAATTGCAGAAGCATATGAGAAAGAAGTTAAGAGGAAGTATTCTAGTATAAATACTCAGGGAGATTTGTTTTCCGGGTTTGATTTAACTCCTAAATGTACTATTAATTGGAAAAGTTCTGCACAAGTATTACTTCTCTTTGAAGAATTAGGTATAAAGTGTTCTACAATAGATCCGAAAACTAAAACTTCTAAAAAATCTATAAACGAAAAGGTTATAGCACCACAACAGAAAAATTTTCCGATTATTGAACTATATCTTAATTTCAAGGAAGCAGAAAAGTTAGTAGATTCTTTCGGACAGAAATTTTTGGATTTTGTTAATCCAGCTACTGGAAGAATACATTCTACTTTTCATCAGTTTGGCACAGATACAGGGAGATTGTCGTCTACAAGTCCTAATCTACAGCAATTACCAAAGGATGCACTTACTAGATCATGCTTTGTAGCAGAAAAAGGGAATAAATGGATTAGTTGTGATTATTCCGGACAAGAAAGTTTCATTATGGCATCTCTATCCAATGATTCCGCTATGTTAGATGAGCTACTTAGGGGATCAGGAGATCTACATTCACTAACAGCTCGAATGGTGTTCGAAGAGATACCAGATGATACACCACTTAAAGAAATTAAGACAAAATACCATGATCTCAGACAAAAAGCTAAAGGTTATGAATTTTGCTTTAATTATGGGGGAAATGCCTCTACTCTAGTAAAAAATTATGGGATAGATGAGGATTATGCGAAATCTATTTACGATAACTACATGTCTGGTTTTGATGGTTTATGTAGATATCAGAAAAATCAGAGAGATTTTGTTAATAGATATGGTTATATTATATTAAATAAACTAGGTCTTCGTGCTCATATATATGACTTCTCTGATTGGGAATATTTAAAGCAGAATAACCCAAGAGAGTATAGACAAAGGAAAGCAGCTTCAGAAAAGCAGGCAATCAACTACAAGATACAGGGCTCAGGTGCTGCAATGTGGAAATTGGCAATGGTAAAGATATTTAATTATATCAAAAAGAACAATTATCTAAATATAGTTAAACTATGTGTGCCAGTACACGATGAAGTCAACTTAGAAGCACCAGAGAACATAGCAGATGAGATAGCCTCTGTAGTAGTAACTGCAATGAAGTCTGCTGGAGTATATTTTTGTCCAAATGCTCCCTTAGATGCTACTTGTGATATAGGGGATTTTTGGATTCATGAATAATATAAGTTAATTATATGGTAACCAACGAAGAATTATCTCTTAAACTTGATCAAGTTCTTAGAAATCAGGAGGAATTAAAAACAATAGGATTATTTATAATTCAAATCTTAAGTAAATTCATAGAACATGAGAAAGGCCCAGAAGATTTTATCAGAAATATAATAGCTAATATAGCCGGAGATGAAATAGAATGGAATAGAAGAGGACAGTATATAAAATAAGTTAATATGATAGAGTTAAAAATACTTCCAAAATTTTATGATGATATTATATATAAGGATAAGAGATTCGAAGTAAGAAATATTATAGATAGAACATTTAAACTCGGAGATCTAATTCTTTTAAGAGAATATTACAAAGGAGAATATACTGATCGAGAATGTATTATAAAGATTATATATATTCTAAAAGATCCTGAATATTGTAAAGAAAATACATGTATCTTTGGATTTGAATTAATTACCACTAATCACATATAATGAAAAAAGAAGATAGAATAAAAGAGTTAATAGAACTCTGGAGAAAAAATAATGGGAGAGGTAGAATAATTCTCCCTAATCAATTTGGGAAACAATTATTATTATCTAAAGTATTAGAGATTTTTTTAGATAAAAATCCTTCTTCTGAGGTATTTATTATAACTCAAAACTATTCTTCTTCTTATCAATGGAATATGTGGTTATATACTCAGAAGTTATATAATAAATGTAAAGCTTATAGTATTTCTTATATATTAAGTAATTTATCTACCTTTACTAAATTCCCATTCTTGATAATTGATGATGTAACTAATGAGAAAAGTTTATACAGTATTTTAAAGATTCCTTATAAATTCTTATTATCTATAACTTCTTTTTACGATTCAAATTATTTAAAATCTCTTCCAATTGTTGGAGAAATTACTAAAGAGGAAGCAATATCTAATAAATGGATTAATAATTATAAAGAGTATAAAGTTATTATAAATGTAGATGATTTAGATTTATATAAAGAGCATGATCAGAAATTCTATAAATATATGAAACTATTTAATTATGATCTTACTCTAGCAATGAACTGCTTATCATCTAAAGAAGTAAGAGAAGAATTTAGTAAACTTAAGAACTGTAAAATAGAATTAGTCAATGCTTGTACTTTTGGAGTTTATAGAGAGCTTAAATGGAGAAAAGATTTTGTATTTTTCCACCCAAAAAAGAGAGAATTAACTGAAAAGATTTTAGAGTATAATAAATTTAAAAGAGTTATTATATTCTCTCCAACTATAGAAGAGTCTTATAAGTATGGAGATATTCAATACAATAGTAAACTATCAGATAAACAGAAGTTCGAAGCATTGAAGCATATAAATTTCCCAAGTCCGATATTAGTATCTGCTGTAAATGATATTTCTCATGAAATAAAGTCGCAATTTGATGTGGAAATTATTACATGTAATAATTCATCTAATATATTAAAAGAGAATAGATTAAAATTAATAAAAGAAGAAGGTAAAATTTTTACATTTGTTATAAAGAATACTATGGAAGAAGCTTGGTACAAATTAAGTACTTTAGATAATGATTATATAACAATCACTGAGAAAATGCTACAAAGAGTCTTAGAAGGAAAAGAAATCTTAGAAGAAAGAATTGAAGGTCCGGAAATGATTTATAATTATTAAATATTTAACATGAAAGAATATAACACTCCGTATGATGAGTTTGGTTGTGAACATGGTTCTGGATGGTACGGATTAGTTTATCCTATTATATTTGATATAGAAGAATATAATAAGACTCATCCAGATAAATCACAACAAATAGAAATTTTTCAGATAAAAGAGAAATTTGGAGAATTACGTATTTACTTAGATAATGCTCCAGAAGATATTAAGAAAAAAGTTAGAAAGGCAGAAGAATTATCTAAGAAAATATGTGAAGTATGTGGTTCTCCTATAGATGTAGTTACATATTCTAAAAATGGATGGATACGTACTCGATGTAAGGATTGTAAAATTTAAAAATTATGCCATACTACAGAATATTAATGAATTGTACAAAACTTGCAGAAGTTGAGGTATATGCTAAATCTAAAGAAGAAATTATAGAATTCTTTGAACGTAATAGTTATATAGATAGAGATCCTGAACCAGAAGAGTATGGAGATATTGCGTATTTTGATAGTATAGAAGATCTTGTAGAGGTATCTACTACCGTAGATACATACTATGATGAACCAGTTATATATGAGGATCTTGAAGCTATAACAGAAATTTCAGATTGATTTATGCCGTATTACGATATATCGTTAACCATTCCTTGTGATGTAAAAGTCTCAACTACTGTGTATGCAGAGTCTGAAGAAGAAATTAAATGTTTCATAAATAAGGGCTATATAAATAGAAATGCTACAAATATAATTGAAGATATTGGTAACTTTTATAATGCTTATGATTTAGTTGAGCTTGCTAATATAGTTGATATAGAACCAAACGCAATTGGAGAACAATATATAGATCTTATAGAAGAATTAAACTAACACTATTCCATTCACGTAACATCTAATAAACTAGAATTAACCGTGCTTGTTTGTGTTATATTGTATAACAATATAAACAAACATTAATGGAAAAAATCTCAATCTCATTAGATCGTGAATTAGATCTAATGACACAATATAATCTATCAGCCGAGGAATGGTGGATTATACAATTATTATTTCTCGCTCAATATCCTGAGGGAAGGATAGATCCTTTAGAACGATATAGTAAAATTATAGGTGGATTTAAATATGATATAATTGAATCCCTCCAATCTAAAGGAGTATTAAAAAAGATGAATATTAAAAAAGGAGATCATTTTGAGATAGATGATTTACAGTTTAATTATGTAAAAGGTGAAGATAAGAAAACATATCCATTAGATATTCCATTCACTGCTAATTTTATTAAGTCTTATTTAAAACATTCTGGGGAATTAGGGAAGGAATTGTTCCTAGAATACCCAAGTTTTATATACATTAATAATTCTCCTGTAAATGCTCGTAGTATAACGACTGGGAATCATTTCGGATCTATGGAAGATTTCTTTTTCTTTTACGGAAAGACTATAAAATGGAATCCAACATTACATAGAGAAATAATTGACCTGCTACAATGGGGAAAAGAAAATGATATGATAAAAATGGGGATTTCTACATTCGTTATTAACCAATCATGGATTGCTTTAAAAGAGGCTAGGGATAAGGGTATGGGATCGGTGGATATAAATACTCTTATATGAATTTAATTGATTCTTTTTATCAAAAAGTAGAAGAAGGGAAGAAAGGGAATAATATGGGTATACCATCCGGATTTCCTAAATTGGATAAGTATATATATGGTATACAAAGAAGGTTTATGAGCACAGTTATTGCCGATTCGGGTGCAGGTAAGAGTTCTGTGGCCATATTCATGTATATCTATAAACCTTTAGTTTATTCCTTAGAACATCCAGAGATACCTGTAAATATTCTCGCATTAAGCTTTGAAATGTCAAAAGAAGTACTTCTCGCTAAACTTCTCTCTCTTTATATCCTTGATAAATATCATATTGATATTAGTTATTCTGAAATATTCTCATTAGATAAACCTGTTTCAGACGATAAACTTAAATATATCTATGATGCTAAGGATTGGTTAACTAAAGTAGATGATAAATTAACCATCTACGATACTCCTTTAAATTCCACTGGAGTATATAATATCCTCAGAGCATGGGCTGGATATTTTGGGAAGTTTGAAACAGACGATAATGGTGAGAGGTATATAAAGAATGATAGAAATCAATATTTAATAGCAGTATTAGACCATTGTAAGTTATTAAAGAATAATGGTTCCGGAATTAAGCATGAAATAGATGAAACAGCTAAACATTTTATTTATTACCGTAATCTGTGTGATATGACAATATGCGCTGTTCAACAAGCTAATAGACAATTTAAATCTATGGATAGAAGAAATTCCGAACATAATTATCTCGAATTACAAGATGCTCAGGATACTGCGGACATGACACAAGCATCAGAAATTGTTATTGGTGTCTATCATCCATTCAGAGAGAAGAAGGCTAAGTGTGAAGGGTTTGATATTAAGAAATTACGAGATAACTTTAGATTAATCCAATTGCTTATAAAAAAGAAAATTTTCGGTAGATAACTTTTGATAAATAAAAAATATGTTATGATTAAAAAAGCTATTGAAGATAAAAAATTTTATAGAAATTTCTACTGGAAATATTATGAGCCTACTATTGAAAATAGTAGAAAACAGGGTGAATTGCTGGGAACTCCAGAAGTGGATAATCAGCAGCCGAGCTTAGATAGTAATATCTTTGAAGGTTCAACGACTAACGATCAAATCCAAACAAGTAAAGTTGAGGATGGTAATATCGACACGAGCGCCCTGCCTAATATTTTAAATATTAGTGATGATATAGTCTAATCTATACATATAACAAAAAGAAAGTATAGAGTATAGGATAAAGAGCCTATAGATAAAACGAATGAAAGGACGATTTGGACAATCTGATGTTGTTGAGGGTTGTATTTTCCAAGGAAGTATAGGATATTTTAAAGAATTAGATCCTCCCGAAGATGGAAAGAGATTTGATTACGATAGAGTTCTGAGAATGGATTATTTATTCGAAGAATTTGATAATCAACAAAAGAAAAAAGAAGAGTTAGATAGAGTTATTAAAGAAGATGAAGAAGATGAAGTACTTGAATTTAATTTTAATGTATAAATGGCTATAGTATTACCAACAAGTAAAATACAACCAACAGAAACTGAACCTAGGGTATTAGTTATATTCTCGAAGCCAAAATCCGGGAAATCTACGGCTCTAAGTTTATTAGATAATAATCTAATACTAGATACAGAAAAGGGAACAGCGTATATTGAAGCATTAAAAGTAGATGTTTCTTCAGTTAAAGATATATTAGAAGTATGTAAACAAGTTAAGGCAGCAGGATGTCCTTATAAATATATAACTCTAGATACTTTAACTTCTTTAGAGGAAATTCTACAACCATACGCCTTAAGTTTGTGGAAGAAATCTAATGCATATAATCCAGAAAAGAATCCAGAACAACTAAAAGTAACTGATGTATATAGTTTACCTTTTGGGTTAGGCCAAAAGTATATGAGAGATTCATATTTAGCAGTAATCGGATTATTACAACAAGTATGTAAAAGAATTATTCTAGTATGTCATTCAAAAGATGCGAAAATAAATGAAAATGAATTAACTATAAAAGATATTGATTTAGCTGGAAAATTATCTGATATTATTGCATCTAGATATGATGGAGCTGGATATTTATATAGGGATATAAATGATAATACTATTATTACTTTTGATATAAAACAGCTTGCAGCAGAATGTAAATGTAGAGTTCCTAGATTAGATGGTAAGAAGTTTGTATTAATCGAGAATCGAGATGGGGAATTAATACCTCATTGGGATCGTATTTATTCTTCCGAACCTTATAGTGGAGAAGATGTAGTTACTACTCCCCAGATTAATGTTACAGATATTTTAGATGAAAAAGAATTTAACGAAGAAGATCAATCTGAAAATTCTAACATATCTGAAGAGGAATCTGAAGTAGATAAACTTTCAAATATAGAATTATAAAATGGAAATAGAACTTAATCTTATAGTTACTCTATCGGATAATTTAAAAGTTACTGGAGTTAGAATTAATAAACCATCCGACTCTTTTGAAGAAGCAGCTTCTAAAACTATTGCTGTAGTAACTCCTAAAAGATCTAAATCTAAAAAAGATCAGGATACAATAGTTCTGGAAGATAATAAACTAGTATTAACTCAGAAGTTATTAGATATAATTAATGCTGAACCAGGAGATAGATTACTAGTCTCTTTTAAAGAAGAGAATGGTATTTACTTTCCAGTAATTGCTAAATCAGAAGTTTTTGCGGATCCAGAATCTGGAAATAAATTAACTAAAAGTCTCACTCTTTCTTATAGAGGAAAACAGAGAGAACAGTTATTAATCTATGGTACAAAATTTAGATTCGAGGAAACTTCCGAAAATTCTAAAACATGTAAATTAATTGGAGATAAAGAAGTTAAAGCAGATGATAAAGTTATTAAATCTAATAAAGATATTGTAACTTTTGATTCTAACGAATCAGAAGATGATATAAAGAAAACTTATACAAGGGAATTAAAAACTCCTTTTGAAGTTACTTTGGAAGATGAGGGAGATTATGAGATTCCGACAGATCTTAAAAATTTAGATTTAGAGGGATTAGAAGAAATAAATCTAGATGATGAAACACTTTTTAATTTAACTAATTAATTTATTTAAACATTATGGCACTAAATTTTGGAGCAGATTTTAACAACGCAGGAGAACACACATTAGCTAAAGGAAGTTATTTACAAGGTGATAAAATTCATATTGTTAAATTAAAAGAAGCGAAAGCTGATAGACAAAAATTAAAAGATGGAAGGGAAGTAGATACTATCAACGTAGTATTTGAGGATGAAAATGGAGCAACTTTTGACGATAGAACCTTTGAATTAACACAAGACTCTATTGAAAGAAAAACATTCGGATGGGGAACTTCTGCGTCTATGTATGATTCCGCAGTATTAAAGTTCCGGTGTTATATTGAACACTTCGCACCTAAATATAATGAAAAACTAATTAAAGGAGAAGTAAAACTTGAAATGAAGAGCTGGAAACAATTCCGGGATTCGATGGTTGCAATTCTCCAAGCTGTTATTAAACAAAAGACTCCTGTATGGTGTAAACTTAAATTAATTAAGAATAGCTCAGGATTTGCCAGTCTTCCTTTCTTTGCAGCAGTAGATAAAGAAGGAAATGCGTATGTAAACAATAACTTTATCGGCAATGTAGAAATTTTGAAACAACAAGATAGAGATATTGCATTTACTGCTTCTGAAATCAAGAAGATTAAAGCTAGAGAAGAAGCTGCTTCTGGAACTGCTACTTCCACAGAAGAATTAATTTCTTCTAATCCGGAGGAAATTTCGGATATTAATATGGAAGATTTTGAAAATATGACTCTGTAATGGGAGTTAACCTCAGTAAAGTAGATGTTTCTAGTCCTTTAATAGCTGATTACGATTCCGTGTTCTCTGAGAAGTTAACTCAAGAATTATTACTTAGATATAATTCAGAAGAAACTTATATGGAACATTATTTGGGAATTCCAGTTAAAAAAGGATTATTTAAATCCCCACTTAGAAAAGATAATACTCCTACATGTGCATTTTTTAGAGATAGTGCAGGAAGATTGGTATTTAAAGATTTTAGGGGCGATTTTTATGGAAATTTTATTGAGGTAGTTAAGTATAAATATAATGTTTCTTATTCTAAAGCGTTAGCAATTATTGCTAATGACTTTGGGATAAGAAAAAATATTAACTTTCCAGTTAATAAATCTTGTATAAAAGAATATACTAATTCGAAATTTGAAAAAACAGAGGGATCTATTATTAAAGTTAAAGTTAAGGATTTTACGGAAGAGGAATTAAAATGGTGGGGAAAATTTGGAATAAGTCTAAATACTTTAAAGAAATTCTTTGTGTTCTCCCTAGAACTAGTGTATTTAAATAATGAAATATTCTCATTTAGCACCTCTAAAAAGTTTCAGTTTGGGTATTACTATCCCACTAAGGATAAAGAGAAGCAATTGTGGAAAATTTACTACCCGATGAATAAAAAATATCGCTTCATAACTAATTATAAGAAAAGTATAATTCAAGGTATTCATAACATGCCGAAGAATGGAGAATATTTAGTAATAACTAAATCCCTTAAAGATGTTATGTGTTTATATGAACTTGGAATACCCGCAATTGCACCTAATTCAGAAAATCAGTTTGTGAGTGATGTTTTATATTCTAAATTAAAAGAAAGATTTAAGAAAATATTCTTGTTTTATGATTCTGATTTAGCTGGGATTAGTAATATGAATAAAATTAGAAAGAAATTTTCTGATATACTTCCTATATATATTCCGAGGAGATATAAGGCTAAAGATATATCAGATTTTTATTCTAAATATGGAAGTTTAAAAACTTTCGACTTAATAGAAAATACGAAAAGGTTATATTTAAATGGATAAAGTACAAAAAATAGAATTAGAAGAATGTATAGCAGATATAGAAGCCACATTACATAGTATCTATAACTATAAAGATAAATATAGTGTCGGCGGTTTTGATACTGCGGAATTATATCACCTTAATTTAATACAAATATACACTGAATCTTTAAAACAGTTTCTTAAAGCAAAAAGAGAAAATAAATAATATATAAAAGATTTAAATAATTTATGAAAGATTTAAAAATTATATGTGATATAGATGGAGTAGTTGCTGATTTCATGGGACACTATAAAAAATGGTTTAACATAGATACATATCCTTCTAGATTACAAGAGTATACAATACTTAAAAATGTATATAATCTAAGAAATAATAAGAAATTTTGGACAACAGTTCCTAAATTACGGGATATTGACTTTCCGATAGTTGCTTATTGCACTAAAAGAATTAATTCTAAATCATATACTAAAGAATGGATAATTAAAAATAATCTTCCCAATAAGCCTATCTATCAAATGGTATGTTACTCTGGAAATAAATCTAGATTAATTAAAGGGAAATGTGATGTATTTATTGAAGATTCTATAACTAATTTTACAGAATGTAATAAATCAGGAATATTTACATTATTATTAACCACTCCAGAAAATAAACATTATAATACTCCTCTTAGAATTAATTCTCTAAATTATGGGGATATATATAATAAATACGAAGAATATAATAAATATTAA